AAGATTTTCCTTCCTTTCAGAAAATAAAGACTATACACTAAAAGACATTTTGACGCACGCAAAAAAGAATAAAAATAAAGTAAAGGCATTTCAAAAAGTTGCGGAAAATGAAGAAATTATCGCCTCAAATTATGAAATTATGCAGCTATATACAACTACCATATCGTCGCAAGGAACTCAAAAACTCAAGTACGCGATCCAGAATGACGGGGTCAATTTGAATCGCACCAAAATTAGGACAATGCTCCTGAAGGATGGTATTGGTACACTTAATATTGACGAGCTTATGCTAACGCTGAATTCTCATAAAAGTGAGAATTAAACTTCACATTTTCGTCAAATGCGGTATAGTAAGGATAAGGAAACTAAATGACCGAACAGCAATTTGATACATTTAGTAAGTTCGGAAAGTCCTTCCAAGAAAAATTAGTAAAGACGATTTTATTTGACCGCAACTTCGCGAATCAAATGGAAGAGGTACTAGATATCAGTTATCTAGAACTTAAATATCTTCAAGTTTTTGTTGATTTACTTTTTCAGCATAAACAAAACTATCCACACCCTACTTATGAAGCAATGGTTTCAGTGGTTCGGACACAAACAGAGGATTACTCTGACAGTATTATTAAACAGGTTATTGATTTCCTAGCACGCCTTAAAAGCAATTCTATCGGCGATGACGACGACGAGTATGTCAAAGCAAAGTCATTAGACTTTTGCAAGAAGCAGAAACTCAAGGAAGCAATCCTAAAGTCCGTAGATCTTCTACAATCACAGAGTTTTGACCAAATTCAAAAGGTCATCAACGACGCCATGAACTTGGGAACCGATAACAACCAAGGTCATGACTGGCACAAAGATGTTCTTGATCGCTTTGAGATGACCAGGCGCAACCCTATCTCCACTTATTGGGATGAAATTGATAATATAACCAAGGGCGGCTTAGGTAAGCGTGAACTTGGGGTGGTGGTTGCTCCGACTGGTGTTGGCAAATCTATGGCGCTTGTTCATTTGGGGGCCATGGCAGTCGTGAAGGGTAAAACAGTTGTTCACTATACTTTGGAATTAGCTGACACTGTTGTAGGGCAACGTTATGACTCTTGTATAACCGGGATTGATCTAAAGGATTTGATGAGTATGAAAGATACAATCGTGGAGGCAGTCCAGCTTATCCCTGGTCGGCTTATCATCAAGGAGTATCCGACTAAGTCTGCTTCTACTCGCACGATTTCTGCGCATCTAGAAAAACTCAAACAAAGAGGCATGGAAGCTGACATGATTATCGTTGACTATGCTGACTTATTGAAGCCTACCTCTACAGGATTCAAATCCCAAGAGTTGCGCCATAGCTTGGGGAACATCTACGAGGAACTGCGAGCCATTGGTCAAACCCGAGACATTCCAGTTTGGACAGCATCTCAGACCAATCGCAGCGGACTGAATGCTGAGGTCATTACTATGGAATCTATTAGTGAAGCCTTCAATAAGTGCTTCGTAGCCGACTTTATCTGCACTATTTCCCGCACGATAGAAGATAAAACCGAGAACAAGGGGCGCATGTTCGTAGCTAAAAACCGCAACGGTATTGATGGAATTGTCTACCCAATGGAGTTTGACACTTCCAGGGTTCATTTACGAGTTCTACCTCCTGACGAACATTCTACAATTGATGCAGTAGTCATGAAGACGAAGCAAGAGCAGGAGGATCATCTTCGGAAGAAGTACAAGCAATACAAGCAAGAACGTACCAAGCTCGGCGAAGATAAAAAAAAACAAGGTAACTTTAAAGAAGGGTTACAAAAACTAAAACTAGAAATTAAAAGAGAGGAGAAGGAAACATCATGAACAAAGACTTATCAAAGCAAATTTTATCCGACATCACTGTCTACATGAAATATGCTAGATACATACCGGAAAAGAACCGCAGAGAGACATGGGACGAATTAGTTGCTCGTAACATGGAAATGCATATGAAAAAATACCCGAGCCTCAAAGCTGAAATTAAAGATGCTTATCAATTTGTTTATGATAAGAAGGTTTTGCCCTCCATGCGCTCTATGCAATTTGCCGGCAAACCCATTGAAATTTCTCCAAACCGAGTTTTTAATTGCGCTTACGCTCCCGTGGATGATTGGCGAGTATTTGGCGAGATCATGTTCCTCCTACTCGGCGGGACCGGCGTGGGCTACTCTGTTCAGAAGCACCACGTTGAAAAACTTGATGAGATTAGAAAACCAAATCCCGACAGAACCCGGAGGTACCTTGTTAGTGATAGTATTGAAGGCTGGGCAGACGCTGTTAAGTATCTTGTTCGCAGCTACTTTTTTGGCGGTTCTAAGATACGATTTGATTATAGCGATATTCGTTCTAAGGGTTCTCGGCTTGTAACTTCAGGCGGCAAGGCCCCAGGTCCCCAACCCCTTCGCGAATGCCTGGTGAAGGTTGAGGGCGTCCTATCGAGCAAAGAAGATGGGGATAGACTATCTCCCATTGAGGTTCATGACATTGTTTGTTATATTGCGGATGCAGTTTTAGCAGGTGGTATCCGACGAGCCGCACTTATATCATTATTCTCTGCGTGTGACAGTGAGATGATCTCATGTAAGACAGGCAGATGGTGGGAAACAAATCCTCAGCGCGGACGAGCCAACAATTCTGCTGTACTTTTGCGGCACAGAATAACAAAAGAATTTTTCTTAGATATATGGAAGCGAGTAGAGGCCTCCAACGCCGGCGAACCTGGAATTTATTTATCTAACGACAAAGACTGGGGAACCAACCCATGTTGTGAGATTGGATTGCGACCTTTCCAGTTCTGCAACCTAACTGAAGTCAATGTTAGCAATGTCAAAGACCAGAAGGATCTAGAGAACCGATGCCGATCAGCGTCTTTCATAGGAACCCTCCAAGCTGGATATACAGACTTCCACTATCTGCGCCCAATTTGGCAGAGAACTACAGAAAAAGATGCTTTGATCGGAGTGTCCATGACGGGTATCGCTTCAGGACGAGTTTTGCAAGATGACATAGATTTGGCGGATGCTGCTCATGTGGTCAAAGAAGAGAATGCTAGGGTTGCTCAAGCCATCGGGATCAACAAAGCCGCTCGCACAACCTGCGTAAAGCCGGCAGGGACCACATCTTTGACCCTGGGAACCTCCAGCGGCATTCATGCTTGGCATAACGATTATTACATCCGCCGAATCAGAGTTGGCAAAAATGAGCCAATTTATTGGCACCTAGCAATTCACCACCCTGAATTGGTAGAGGATTGCTATTTCCGACCACACGATACAGCGATCATTTCAGTACCACAAAAAGCACCTGAAGGCGCAATTCTTCGCACTGAGTCTGCTTTCCAGCTTTTGCGGAGAGTAAAGAAAATCACACAAGAGTGGGTCGCCCCAGGCAAACGCTCAGGACAAAATGGGCACAACGTCTCCGCCACTATTTCCCTCCACGAGAATGAATGGGTTGACGCCGGTGAATGGATGTGGGATAATCGCCGCCACTATAATGGACTGAGCGTTCTTCCACACAGCGGAGGAAATTATCAACAGCCACCCTTTGAGGACTGCTCAGAAGAAAAGTATACTGTGATGATGGAAAAGCTTGCTAGTGTAGATCTCACTAAGATCGTTGAGGAAGACGATAACACTGATGTCAAGGGTGAAGCTGCCTGCGTTGGCGGCGCTTGCGAAATAACTTAAAGCAGCAATCAAAGTATAGTAATATATAACAATGCCAGGAAGGAGACACTATGAGTACTCTAAACTCTATTATACCGCCACCTTATGACACTGCTGAGTGTAGTGAAGGCGGCACAAATAAGTTTCCTCATCGCTGGCTTCCAACAGGTCAAACAACTGCTCTTCTGCATGGTCATGTGGCTATTGAATGCTACTGTAAACATTGCAATGACCGCGAATGGGGAACAGTTTCAGCTATAGAATTTATAATGATTTCAGAGTATTGGACGGAGCTATGATGAAACCGCTAAATCGCAGACTACTTATTGAGGTAATAAAAGAGAATAAAAAGGAGGGGGTTTTTTTCGTTCCGGTTGAAGAACAACCAGCCGAGTTTCTAACCGCTAGGGTTGTCGCCTGTGCCGCTGATTGTTCCGCCGATCTTACGGATAAAAAGATCGTGTTTCATGCTTTTGGGGTGGAAAGGGTTAAGGTCGATGGGCATGAATATATTTTTATCGGCGAAAATCATCTCATTGGCGTGGAGTAAGTAAGTGAAAAGTTTATTGATAGAGTGGAAAAAGTTTCTCCACGAATCCGGCTTCAATCGGATCAAAAATATACTTCAAGGAAAGGTTGCCTCGGTAGATACGGTAGGATTTATGACCGGCGAAAACCCCATGGCTCAAAAATTATCCTCAAAAGAAAATCGGGAACTTAACAAGGAGCTAATGTCTTGGTTTTGGAAACAAAGAACGCTCTATGATTATTCCCAACATTACCCGAGAGGACATGGTGGAGGCCGGATTATACTTTGACCAAGAGTCAGTCATCTGGGGAACAAAGACAGGCGAAGATAAATTTGTTTTTGAATACATTGAGGGCAACGAAACCAAGCAGCGTCGTGATGTTGTTCTATTTGACGACGAGGTTCAAGCCCGTGAGGATTTCTATTCCCAAGAAAGACAATCAGCCGGACGCAAATTTTATATTCCCTTTTTTGACGACCAGTATGAAATGGAAGAAGGGGAGCACTACGACTACGATCTTCCGCTCTTGACCGAAAAGCAGAGGCTCAAACATGAGCCCTTAATTACTGAAATTAATAACCGTGTGCGCCGCTCGCTCGACGCAAGGAGAACCGAGAAGTCGCGATGGCATCATCGCCAAATGTTACGCCTTAATCTTCAGGAACTCAAAAAGAAAATTACATGAAAAAACTTCTCACCAACTTTAAAAAGTTTCTCACGGAAGCGCAAATAGGCGACTATGCCCTCAACGGAGAACTCACGCTTTACCACTATGCTCCTGTTAACCAAGAAGAAATTGTGGTAGATCCCAAATATTTTGCCGACAAGGCTAAAAGAAGTTCCTTTACCATGAGAGAATATGAAACAAGCACGGTACCCAGAACATTTTGGTATGTAGATTTGGAACAGAAAGAAATGCAAGTGTCATCGGGTCGCAATCTTTACCAAGCAACGATTCTCGCTAATCGCATCTATAATTTTCGCAATGACCCCGACGGTTACAAGGAAATGCATCGCCATCGTGTCTATGGATTGCGCAAAGGAATGGAGTGGAATACGATGCTGGAACACCTTCGCGAAAGTTATGATGGTATCTTTTATTCGTTGTCCGGCTTTGATGTTGTGTCTCTTTTCATTCCCTATAATGCTGCGCGAGTATCCAAAGACGATCAGCCCCAAAAAGCCGGCGAGTAAGGAAAAATAAAATGCATTACGGCACGAATACACACAGACTAGACATAGGATCGTTTGTGATGAACTTTCATCACCAACTTTTAAGGTTTGGTATTATCACAGACAAGCGCGTAGATGATGAGGGCTGGACTCAGTTTAAAGTAGACTTTTTTGAGGACACCATCTACGAAAAAAATGTAGTGTGGGATAACAAAATGCGTCCCGCCGACGACGCGCGCAAGTACGAATATCGCGCCGATCAAATTAAATTAATAAGCCCAGAATGGCTACACAATGTTCTGGAATCTTACAGGAGACATAAAGATGAACAAAGAATCCAATTCGGTTGAAGAGATAGACGATGATCTAATCCCAAAGCCACCACCCAAACTAGCACCGAGAGGGATTACTAGCTTTACACTATTTCGGCAACTAGACGAAACAGGTGTCTCCGGCGAAGGCGTCGTTATTGAAGGCGTCGTCATGGCGACCGGCCAGTGCGTTGTTCACTGGCTTTACCCGCCACCTCGTGGAGGTATTGCTATTTTTGATAGTCTGAGCGACTTCGTAAAGGTTCACATTGAACCTCATCCAGCAAATCGCACGATCATTACCTATCAAGATGGACACAAGGAAGTTTATGGGACACCTATTGGGGAAGAGGCAAAAGAAGGCAACAAAGAATAAACTTCCAACACTTCCTCAGTAAACTATTTATAGAAAACCGGAGGAAGATGAATGTCGCGAGAGATTATTGTTGGAATAGTGATAAATCCTGGTTCAAAGGGATACTTCAGAAATGGTCTTCATCAAAATGCCTTCTATTTATATCGTCTTTTCCAAAATGTGCCATCCGTAAAGCCGCTTTTAATCTTTCCTCCGCATTTGCTCAAAGATGCTCCGGATTCTCTTGATATCTTTGGCGAAACGGCTCACAATATGAATCTTTTTAAGGAGAAATACCATCTAGACATTATGCTTTTGGTTAGCGTCGTAATGGACGGAAAATATCTAGATATCTTCAAAGAGAACGGGGTCAAGATGGCTGCTATTGTTTACGGCAATCGCTATGTTATGGACCAAGAAGCATTTGTGTTTGGTCATTTGTTACATCCCGACGAGAAGAGCCTCAATCACGCCACTACTGATATTCTCAGAGAGGATGCTAAAGTGGACGCCGTCTGGCTATCACCGCATTTCGGATGGCAGAAAGATTATATCAAGCACAGATACGGGGCTAAAAGATCATACATCTGCCCTTACATCTGGAGCCCCGAACTTCTTGATCTAAAGTTTTCACAAAGCCCGCTCTTTAAAGACAGCAGCCCGTTTTTCACAAAGGGGAACCCGAGAAATAAGGACATTTTCTGTACGGAGCCAAATATTAATGTTTTGAAGGCTTCTTTATTTCCATTCCAAGCTACCAACTTAGTTCACGAGAGAGGTACTTCTGATTTGGGGAATTTGCTGCTTTTTAATTCCAAGTCAACAATCAAACATAACAAGAACATCGCCTCGTATCTTGGATACTTTTCATTAGTTAAAGACAAGAAGGTGACTTTTGAAGCTAGGCGCGGATTTCCGGTGATTACAAAGCATGCTCAAATAATGTTTCACCACCATTTTGAAAATGGGCTAAATTACACTTTGTTAGAAGCAGCCAGGCTGAATCTCCCGATCGTTCACAACTCAGAGTTTATACCCGAGTTAGGCTACTATTACAAAAGAGCTAATCTTACTGATGCTGCCAAACAGATTGAGGCCGCTCTTCTCCACGAAGAACGTGATGACTTGGAAGAATACAATGAAGCCTGCGAGAAAGTAATAGAGAAGTTTTGGATAGGAAACAAGGAGAACATCAGAGGATATCAAACCTTGTTGGCTAATTTACTAGATGAAGGAACTGAACCTGAACTTCCGCAATATATTGTAGACTTGGAGAATAAATTAGATCACGATGACGGGTATATTTCCCCTATGGGATAACAGAACTATCTATTTAAATGGGTGCCCTGCTACGGTAGGTGGTCGGAAGAGAAGATGGAGTCTCTTTCGTTTTTTAACTTGATTAATCTTGAATCTGGTTTATAATAGGTACACACCAAAAGATTAAAGCTTTAAGCCGTTAACGGCAGGATTAAACAGAAAGGTCAAATATGACTAATCGCATTGCGAGCAAGATCCCATTTGTGGGACTTCACGCACACTCGGGGCTCTCGCCCTTTGACGGGCTGGGAATGCCTGGCGAGCATATGGACTTCGCCTATGAGAACGGGATGAATGCCCACGCTCTCACCGACCACGGTCACATGAACGGCTTGTCATTTCAGGTGGAACACTTGAAGAAAATGAAGGCAGACGGCAAAGACTTCCGAGCCATCTACGGATGCGAATCCTACTTCATCAAGTCCCACCGTAAATGGCGCACGATGTATGAGGAACACAAGGCTAATACTAAGACTAAGCGCCAGAAAAAAGAAGAGTACGGAATGGTCATTGAGGATGAAGACCGACAAAAGAAATTTAATCCTCTCAATAGCCGCAACCACCTTGTGATGGTTGTGCAGAACCAGACAGGTCTCAACAATCTTTTCCAGTTGGTATCCAACAGTTACCAGCCTGAAAACTTTTATCGTTATCCTCGTATGGATTTTGAGATGCTGGACAAGTACAATGAGGGGCTCATCATCAGCAGCGCCTGTATGTCTGGACCTTTGTTCGCAGACTTTTGGAAGAACAGAGACAAGAGCCCAGACCATGTGCTCTCTGCTATGCGAGACACTATCGCCCAGTTCAAAGAAATCTTTGGCGACCGTTTTTATGGAGAGGTTCAGTGGAATGATATTCCCGAGCAGCATCTCGGCAACAATTATATCATCCAAGCCTGCATGGAAATGGGCGTAGAGATTATCAGCACAGCCGACAGCCACTACCCACGCCCAGAGCTTTGGAAAGACCGAGAGATGTATAAGCGCATCGGCTGGGGCGGCAAAGTTCCAGCGTGGGCTGACGGCGACAACGGTCTTCCCGAAACGGTTGATGAAGTCGGCTATGAACTCTACCCGAAAAACGGTGACCAGATGTGGGAGAGTTACAAGCGGTACTCTGCCAAGCACAACACCGAGTACGACGACACGGCTATCCGCGACAGTATTGAGCGAACCCACCACATCGCCTTTGATCGCTGCGAAGATTTCCTCCCAGCCAGCGAAGTTCGCCTCCCAGAATTCGTAGTACCCAAAGGCAAGACAGCCATCCAAGCCCTGACCCAAGACGCTTTGGCGGGGATGAAAGAAAGGAATATCACAGACCCAGAGTATGTGGCTCGTCTCAAGTATGAACTGGGCATCATCAAGGACCGCGGCTTCGCTCAATACTTCCTGACGATGAAAGCCATCAGTGACAAAGCCCAGGAGGAAATGCTGGTGGGGCTTGGACGCGGTTCAGCCGCAGGCTCCCTCCTCTCATATGTTCTAAACATTACTCAAATTGATCCCATCACGTACAACTTACAGTTTGAGAGGTTTCTGACTAAGGGCGGCGAAGGATATCCAGACATTGACTTTGATGTTGAGGAGCCAATGCTCCTTAAAGAACGGCTAGCAAAAGACTGGGGCAAGACAACCGTCGTTCCAATCAGCAATTTCAATACGCTCCAACTCCGTTCTCTTATCAAAGATATTGGCAAGTTCTATAACGTACCGTTTATGGAAGTCAACAAGGTCACTGGCGTAATGATGAGCGAAGCCACCCCCCTAGCCAAGAAAGCGCACGGGCAAACGGCCGGCGTCTATACCCCAACATTTACGGAGGTAAAAGAATACAGTGAAACTCTTCAAGACTTCTTCCAGAAATATCCTCATATCGAGACTCACGTTGATAACTTGTTCGGCAATATGCGGAGCATATCACGACACGCTGGTGGCGTGGTTGTAGCCGAGAACCTTGACCGGCACATGCCGCTCATCAATTCCGGTGGAGTTATTCAAACTCCGTGGAGTGAAGGTCAGAACGTTCGCCACCTAGAGCCACTCGGTTTCATTAAGTTTGACCTGCTCGGGCTCTCAACTCTCCGGATGATTTCGGGAGCCATCAGACATATATTAAAACGACACGAAGGAATTGAAGAGCCGACCTTTGAACAGGTCAGAGATTATTATAATACTCATCTCCATCCAGACGCAATTGATTTTGATAACCAAGAAGTCTGGCGAGAGGTTTTCCACAAAGGCAAGTGGGCTGGCATCTTTCAGATGACCAACGGCGGAGCCCAGCGATTCTGCCAAGAAGCAGAGCCCACATCGTTGCTAGACTTCGCAGCGGTCACCGCCATCTTCCGCCCTGGACCACTTAGCGCCGGGGCTCACAAGCTGTATGTAGCAAACAAGAATAACCCGAGCCAGGTCCGCTATGAGCACCCAATCATCGAAGAGGTTCTCGGAGAAACCAACGGCTTGTTGGTCTTCCAGGAACAGTTAGCGACGCTAGTCCACAAGCTTGGCAAGGACATTTCTCTGGATGAGGGCAACCTCCTCCGCAAAGTCCTGACCAAAAAAGGAACGGGCAAAGATAAAATAAGAAACAATATCTACAAGAAGTTCATGGAAGGATGCCAAGAGCACGGACTCGCAGAAAAGGAAGGCAAGGCTCTTTGGGCTAAGATGGAATTCTTCTCGGGCTACGGATTTAATTTGTCACACGCTGTCTCCTACGGAGCGGTATCCTTCCAGTGCGCGTGGCTCAACCATTACTATCCGGTTGAGTGGATGGCTGCGTTCTTGGACAAGGAGCCAGAAGATAAAAAGGCAGGAGCTATCAACACCGCCAAGGCTTTTGGGTTTGATATTATGCCTCCAAGTATTAATAAGTCAGGACGAGTCTGGGAAATTGCTGAAGATGGCAAAACATTAATTCAACCGCTCACCGGTATCAAAGGTCTCGGCGACAGTGCCCTTGACCAGATCATCAACAACCGGCCATTCAATACGATTGAGGAGTTCCTGTTCAATGAAAATATTACTTACTCCAAACTCAACAAAAAGGCTCTGGACGTTTTAGTCAGAAGCAAAGCCCTTGACGAGTTGATGGACGATAGGTTCACCGGCTTACGACACTTCTGGTCAGCGGTAGCAGTTGACCGACCCCGCAAGGAAAAGAATCTTGAGGACAACATTGCGCTCTACGCTCCTGAAGGAGACTTCACAGATGAAGAGAAGCTGGAACACTTCGCATCTCTCACAGGCATCTTTCCCATCC